CCTGGGGAAGAACGGCCGAAGCCGCTCCATCTGCTCATCAGTCAGCCAAAACAGGTCGCTCATTCCGGTCTCCTTGCGGAGCCTGAATCAGATCGTCACGCTCACATCAATGGGTCCTGACCCTAGGTCGCGACTTGGGCTAAAGCGCCCCAAGCAGGACCCACGGGCGCTCCAAGCCAAAGCCCGTTCGGCTCGGCCGCCGCCGCTTCCCTTGTGGAAGCATTTTAAAGAGGGTGGTGCCGCTTACAGGACTCGAACCTGTGACCCCCGCATTACGAACGAAGCCGGTTATCCGGTTTTCCAACGTTTTTGCGTAGGTGAAGCCCCTGCCCTAGCCGTCGCCGATCGCAGAAAACCGTGGTCGAACACGGCCTGCACCGGAAACGTACCGGAGCAAATACCGCACGACATCGAGCCGCAAGGCTCACCGTGATCGGGCATCCGGCCACCGTCCCGGCCTCCCCGATCTCTATCGACTTCCCATGCCGGGAGCCGACACGATGTCGACTACAGTATCTGCCGCCACTGCCTCTTTCGATCCTATCGCGATCGTTAATAAAGTGGCGGGCGCCCTATCAGGGACGAACCGCAAGCGCACAAACCAGCCCGTTCGCCGCAACAGTCACAATGCCGGCGGCACCGAGCTGGGGCTTTGGCGCACGCACAACATGTTTCCGAAGACCGAGCATAACGCACGGATGCGTGCGGCCGAGGAACTGGAGCATGAGACGAAGCTGCCCGGCAAGCGCAACGGCGCGATCGGGGCGATCGGCCTGAAGGTCTACCGCTACCTTCTGCGACTGCGTGGAAAGAAGAACGGCCGCCTTGACCCTACCATCCGCTTCATTGCCGACCAGGTGCGCCACTCGCGGAGCGCCGTGGCGGCTGCGCTGAAGCGGCTGAAGGACGCCGGGTTCCTCGACTGGATACGCCGGTGCCAGCCGATCGAGAATGCGGAGCCCGACGAGCAGCAGACCGAGCAGATCGCCAACGCCTACTTCATCACGACGCCGGCGATGGCTAAGGAACACGTGCGGCGCATGTTGCGGCGACCGAGCGAGTTCGTGCGCGCTGTCGCCGATAAGGTGCTGCGCCAGCGCAAGGTCGACACCACCGAAGTCGTCGACATCATCGCCGAGGTCAGAGATCCCGCCCTTCGTGCCATGCTAGACCGCGCCCGTGCTGCCGTTGATAGTGCAAATCCGTCGAGCGGACAGACAGAGGCCCTGTAGGATCAAAGGATAAGAGGAACGCCTTCGGCGTACGCAATTTGCGGTTTTATCCAGCCCCAAGGCCCCGAGCCAATGCCCCGACAGCCCGCACCGGCCGCTGTCGAGCGAGGGCGCTTGGGCGCCCTCGGGGCTCCCTAGGGGGAACCAGCAAATTCTGTGCCGTGACTTCACAGCCGTCGCGCGCCCGGACCCCAAAAGTGCACCAGATCGCACCGGTGATCGGAATTCTTCACCAGCCCTTAGAGGGCGGTTTTCCCCTCGGGGCGGATTGATCGAATGGGTGCACCGTGCGGGACACAAAAAGACCGCGGGCGAGGAGGGGAGTGAAGCGCGCAATTCGGGGTCACAACTCCGGGAGCGGCACCCCCACCCCACCCCGTCCGACTTCCATCATGTGGGATGCGACGACGCCGCGATCAGCCCGGCCGGCGCCGCGGCGGTGTTCAGTAGTGGCGCCGGGAAATGGCGCTCCGTGTTTCCGGTTCACGGCCCTCGGCCTGCACCCGGTCGGCAAGCAGCCGGCGCTGGCCGAGACCGCCGGCGGGGTATTGCCCCGCCGCCTGTAGATCCGCGATGATCGACCGCACGACCGCCGCGCAGCTATCCCGGCGGTTGGCATTGTGGGGCTAACCGGCATAGGTCCAGAACTCGACCAGCAGTTGCCGATCGCCACCAGCACGCATCAGGCAGCGCAGCGCCAGGCGGACGCCGGTGTCATCGACCCGGCCGGCATCGGCACGTGCGACCGCGCCGTGCAGCACCAGCACCGCCAGCTCCACGATTGTCAGCTGCATCATACGTGGTCGACGTGATCGCGCTCCAGCGATTCGATCGCCGTCTCCGCCAACTCGCGATAGATCGGTTGCCAGTAGCGGCCGGCCTGGTCCCACGGCCAGTCGTCAAGCGTACCGTGCCGCCGGCTTTCCCATAAGTCGGCCGCCACCGTCTCGATCAGCGCGGTCCGGTCATTCGCCGTGCACAGGCGACACCGGCCGGGCATCAGTAGCTCAGCCAGTCCAGTTCGGCGTCATCAAGCGCGGCGAACGCATCGCCATCGGCGCCCATCATATTCAGCCGCGACCGCACCTGTCCGACGTCGCCGTCACGTGGGAACTGACGATCGGCTCGGGCGGCGTTGGCCAGCCCGTCGATCCAGTCCCCCCGATCGCGCTGCTGTAGCAGCCAGGTGCCGAAAGGCGGGCGCACTTCGCCATGTCCATCGAGCGTTGCCATGTCGCGACTCCTTCCCACGAAACGGCGACATAAATATCATGTTCCCGTATTGTTCTGCAATCCGCTATGTCCGGATCGTTCGCCAACAGTCGATCTCTGCCATGCTGACGGCGGAGGTATCCTCCGCCGTCAGCACGCATTTCAGACATTTTTTGAGCGAATCTTCCCCTAAATAGGGGCGATGTTCCCCCGTGCCCTGCCGCCTAATCCTAGTCCGAATCTGACGGGGTGATTGTCAGGGGTAACCGCTGCTACACCGGGTGGCGAATCAACGAGGTCTGACATCAGATGAGCGACGCCGAATCGACGAGTTTCGAGATCGTGACCGGCGCACTGAGTGGCATAGCCGCGCCAGTCCAGACGTCATTCCTAAAGGCACTCAGCGATCTATTAGGAGGGCTTACTGCTATCCCGGCCGCTAAGCTAAAACAATATGCTCAGGGCATTGAAGATGCGACGGCGGCACGTTCGGCCGTTGCCGCCATAGCCGCTAAGGGCATTGGCGAAGGAGCAATCGCTGATCCGCTCCTTATGCAAGCTGCGGCGGAGGTCTATCTTCCAACCGCCTTGAAGAGAGCGAAGAACCGTATCGGCGTCGCTCAGAAAGCTGCAGAGCACATCGCAGACGAAATCGGTGAACACGCAAAAGCTGCGCCGCCCGAAGACGACTGGATGAACATTTTTTCGCGCTTCGCAGAGGACGCCTCGTCAGAAAATCTGCAAAACCTTTTCGGTCAAATTTTAGCAGGGCAAATCGTACGCCCTGGTTCATTCTCTCAAAGGACTATTCGCGCCGTCGCAGAATTGGATCAGGACATTGCCGCTGACTTCAGCCTTGTCTGGGCAAAAAGCGTCGGTGAGGCAATTAACTATGGTCCGGAGTATCAACGAGGCGATGGGTTCGCGCGATGGAAGCGATTAGCAGAGGTAGGACTCATGGCTGCCACAGACATCGCTCAATTTCTACCGCCGTTTCAGCCTATAATAAACGGGAACGGTCTCTGGGGGCCAATGTCAGCTGATGGCGCTTCGCTTCTCATACACTTCCCGGAACATTGCGGTGCTCGTTGGAAAAACATCGAATTTACCCGGGTTGGCCGTGAAATAGGAAGCATCTTGCCTAGACCTGATTACGAAGCAAATATGCGCGAGGCCTCCCAACAATTAGCTCAACAGGGCGTAGCTCGTATCGACCTATACTCGAAAAATGGACCCGTAGAGGTTATCTACGATGCCACCCTTAACACTGGGAAATGAAAGGTGACGGCGGAGAAACCCTCCGCCGTCACCTTTCAATAATGCGGGTTTTCCGCGTGTTTCCACGACCGGTAGGAATGATGTACCCCAGTTCGTACCCCACCTAACTCGCCCCCCAGCGACGGATCTACCCTCCGCCGCCATCAGGCATTTTTGTCATGTGGATGCTGTCATTGGTCTGTCAGCGATAAACCCGCGGGCGCGAACTTGCAGTTACTGGGCCCCGGATGCCATACCATCGTTATGGATGTCCCTGCCCTTCCTCATGACGAATATTCAAACTTCCTTTTTGGCATAGTCCACCAATTTACAAACTTGGAGATTATTACCAGAAGCGTTTTGCAGATCAAATCCGGTTTAAGAAAAGAATATTTTGATGCCTTGTTTGGCATGCCGAGCTTGAACGCAGCGGCAACAAACCTGACCAAACTTTATAAGATCGATCCTCATCCTGATCATCAGGTTGAAATTCTTAGCTCTCTGGAGCAGCTTAAAACTATTTCACGATTGAGAAACTGGATGGTCCATGGGGGAGGCCATCCTGTTGCAGATGGCGGCCATCTAGTGCACTTAAATCCGAATGAAATATCGGTCGCGACGGGGCAGTCATACCATATTTTTACGAGGAATGATCTGACGTTCGCTATCCGCGACCTTCTCACAATATCAGCTATAATAGGCTTTCTCGGAACAGGTCAGAATTTTCCGAACGATCGATTTTTGCAAGACAACCTTCCTTGGCAATTCAAGCTGCCCGGCATTCAAAAAGCGTAACAGGAGGTGACGACGGAGAGACCCTCCGCCGTCAGCACGCATTCCCGCCATTTTTTCGTCGAATGTTCCCCTAAAAGCGTCAACGTTTCCCCCGCCACCGCCTGCCCCGGCTTGCGCCGGACGTAGAAACTTATGCGGCTTCAGCCTTCACCCGCGGTGCAAACGCCACCGCCTCGACGCCGACCTGGTCGTTGATGTCGAGCAACCGCGCCTGGATCGGCTCGATCTCCAGCTCGAAGAACATATCGACCGCCTCCCCCGGCTTGCCCAGGGACGACCCCTGTGCCGGTACGATGCCGAGCAGCTGGGGCGGCACGCGGTGCGCGGCCAGCACGTCGTCGCGCGTCGCGTTCTTGATCCCGACGAACTCGTCCTTTGCGCCCACCTCGGCGATCGGCACGATCTTCATGCCGTTTTCCTTGCCGTCGGGCGCGTGCACGAACAGGTTGCGGAAATTGCCTGGCCCCTTCGACGCCTTCAGCGCCTCCCGCATCTTGTCGACATCGCCTTCCGCGAACTGGCCGGTGGCGTAGAGGATGAACCCGGCATGGGAGCCATTGAGATAGTATTTCCGCCGGAATAGCGTCGCCGCCTCGTTGAGCAGCGCCGATTGGAGCGCAGACAGATATTCGGGAACGCCGTAGATCTCCTGGTTGATATCAGGCTGCATCACCTGGATCACGCTGCCCGGCACGAATTCGGTCTCGGCCGTCACCCCCGGCACCCAGAAATACCGCCCTTCCTCGATCCCGCGCCGTGTGCATTTCGCCAGGGCATGGTCGAGCCGCAGCAACCCGCCCAGCATGTTGCGGCGCTGCTCGACGAACCCGAAGCCGAAGATCAGATAGTCCTGCACCAGTTTTTCGAACGTGGTGCGCGACATCCATGGCGACGGCACGAACGACCGCACCAGCAGGTTGCGCTTCAGGATGATCGCCGAGCTGTGATGCGGGCTGGCGCGGAACGATCGCGCCAGCCCGTCGACGCTGATCGGCGGCTCGTACCAGCGGCCGTTGTGATAGCATTCGAGCAGGTCGAGGATCTCGCGCCGGCTATTGACCGGCTCGGGATCGCCGAAGCTGAACGCCTGCATCCCCTGCCCCGATGGCGCCGGCGACGCGACGATCGCGCCGGCCGCGGCGCCGGCCGCCTCGGTACGGCTCATGCGCCGGGTGCGTGACTTGCCCATCAAAGGATCTCCATCGTCGCCTTCGGCTTTTCCTTGCCGTCGAGCGGTTCGTTGTTGAAAACATGCATGATCGCCCAGGCGAGGTCGGCGTGGCCGTCCTCGCCGCTCCGGCCGGCCTTGAACGTGACGTTCCGGCCCGACGTGGTCAGCGTCTTCTTGATCGAGATGAACGACGACACGACGTCGATCGAGCCGACATCGAACGCGAACCGCCCGCGGCGGATCGTGTTCTGCGCCTTCATGATCATCTGCGCCTTCACTTCGAGCGAATATTCGATCCGGGTCACGCCGCGGATATGCGCGTTGGCCTCGTCGGGCTTGGCGAGCAGCTGGTAGACGCCGGCGCCGACGCCCGATGCATCGATGCCGAGGAACGTGCAGTTGTAGCGCTTCAGCATCCCACGGATGAACGTCGCCTGCTGTTCGAAGTCGAGCCCGCGCAACGGGTGCCGCTCCAGCAACCGGAACTCGCCGCCCTGGACCAGGGGCGGCGCCATAATCACCAGCGAGGCATTGTCGCCGGTCTCGCTGTTTTGCGGATCATACCCGGCCCACACCGCACGCTCGCCATAGGGCCGCGCAGCATCGGGGTTGAAGTCGGCCCACACCTCCATGGTGTCGACCCCGCATCCCATGAGATCGTTGAACTTGAACGCGCTCAAGCTGTCGTCGACGAACACGCACCCGAACAGGTTGGCGAACTCGTCGTCGGGATGATCATCGTGCAGCTCGTCGAGATTGACCAGGTCGAACCCGCCCTCGATCGCGTCGTGCACGTTGACGATCTGGCGCCAGATCCCGTCCTCGCACAGCCGCCCCTCCTTCAGGGCGTCATGGCTGACATCGATCTCGACCCGGTCCTCCTTCTTCTTGCGCCGGTTGCGCCTGTCGCCCGTCCAGTAGGGATAGGCCAGGTGCGCGATCGTCGACGGCGTCGAGAAATAGGTCTTCCGCCACTTGGTATGCGTCGCCATCGCCGACGCCACCTTGTTCAAATCCTCGAACCCGTGGACCCAGAAGAATTCGTCGAAATAGAAATTGCCGCTGCGCCCCTGCGCGGTGCGGAAATTGGTGCCGAGGAAGTGCAGCTCGGCCGCGGCCTCGCCCTCGGGGCGTAGCTCGCTGGTGATCAGCATCGGATCGCCGCCCAGCGTCACCCCGACCAGCTTCGCGAAACCGACGATGTAATTGCGGAACTGGTGCGCCTGCGCTTTCGATGCGGACAGGAATATCTGGTTCCGGCCGCTCTTGATCGCGTCCATCAGCGCTTCGAACGCGAAGTAATAGGTCGCGCCGATCTGGCGCGACTTCAGGATCATGCGAGTGCGGCGGTTGAGGTTCGCCCACCACGTCTCCTGATAGCCGAACATCTTCGACAGGAAGTGGTCTTCCAGCTGCGCGGCCTGGTCGGCGCTGAAGTGGTTCTTCTTCACCTTGGGCAGCCTGCGCTCGCCGGCGTTGCGGTTGCCGACCTTCTCGTTCAGGTCGCCGCTATGCCCGCCCGGCGCCTCGTAGCGCCGCACCTTGGCCAGGCTCTCGACCTGCCGGCGCAGCGCGTCCAGCTCGGTATAGTCGGCGCCGGTCTTCTTCTCCTTGCAGATCAGCCCCATCAGGCGCGTCTCAAGGCAATCCTCCAGCTTGCGGATCGACGGCGCATCATCCCACCGGTGGCGGCGCGCCCAGCTCTTCACCGTGTCGTATTTGACATCCAGCTCGGTGACGATCTGGGCGATGCTCCAGCCGCGCCAGTACAGGCTGCGCGCCGCGCGCACCCGTTCCTCGACGGGCAGGGACAGGGGATCGGCCAGGATCGACATCGCCGGCACCCTGCCCGCGCACGTCTGGCCCCTCGACGTGGTCGTGTTGTGGGGAGCGTCGCCACAACACGACCCCGTTGAGATCGCCGCCCCCTTGGTTCCTTTCTCGGGCCACCAAAGGCGCCCGCCGCGCCGCACCGACCGAACCCCGAGGGACCGCAGCGCCATGGCCACCAAGTCGAAATTCTTCCGTGCCTTCGTCGAAGGGCAGACGATCAGCGACGGTCGCAAGATCGACGCCGACTGGATCGACCAGATCGTCGCCACCTTCAGCACCGAAAACTACACGCCGCGCGTCAATGTCGAGCACTTGGCAGGCTACAGCCCCGAGCCGCCCTTCAACGGCTATGGCGACGTGGTCGCGGTCAAGGCCCAGGTCGACGACTTCACGATCGCGGGCAAGGTCGAGAAGCGCAAGGCGCTCTACTGCCAGGTCGACGGCAACGACCAGCTGGTCGCGCTGGTCGAGAAGAACCAAAAGCCCTTCCCCTCGGTCGAGCTGACCGACAGCTATGCCGGCACCGGCAAGGTCGGGTTGATCGGCCTCGCCTTCACCGACAAGCCCGCCTCGATCGGCACTCAGGCGCTGCAATTCTCGCGCTCGACGCCGGGCTCGCTGTTCGCGCCGTCCGCCGATGCGGTCACGCTCGAATTCGACGCCAAGCCCGCCGACCCCACCTCGATCGCCGACCAGATCAAGGCCGGCTTCGCTAGCATCGCC